AGATTAAAAATAAAATCCCTTCAATTTCATCGTGGCAGCGATTACTCTTGAAAGGATTTGTAAAATAATTCCGTAAAAGTAATATATCTGCCAATAAATTACCACACAAATATAGGTATTATTTTCAATTAAACAAGGGTTTAAACTTTTTAAACTTTTTTAAACTTTTTTTAAACCAAATAAAAAAGTCATTCATTTGATTTATAGTATTTTAACCTAAGATTTTAAACTTTTAAACCAGGTTTAAAGGTTTTTTACTAAAAAAAATTTTTTTTAAAATAAAAAATAAATCCATTATAAAAATATTTTAAACTTTAAAAGGTTTAAAGTGTTGATTTGTAAAGTTTTAAACTGCTAATTTTGTTTAAAATAGTTTAAAAAGGTTTAAAGCATAAAAAAAGCGATCCGAAGACCGCTTTCTCAACTATTTAACCAAATCAAAATCAAAAATCCAAATCGTCTGCGTCAACCTCAACTTCAATCTCGGCCAATACTGGCTCCGATTTCGTGAGGTAACTTTTTAAATACGCCTCCAAAGTATTGAACGCTTCGTCGGCAAGGTCGGCATCGGCTCCATCAAGCGAGCAAAGATATCCAAACTTTGGTGTTGTATATTTAACGCTGCCTTTTTTAGCCTCATCAAAGCCAACTACGCTTACCCACTCGTCAACCAATCGGCTTTTACTCTTTGCGGTAAAATCGCCCCATGTTTGACAGGCTGCACCTTTGAGTTGAATGTTTGCAATCTCGCCACCTTCGAGCATTATATAAATACTCTTAACGTAGTGACCGCCTGCGGCCTTTGCCTTCTCTTTGATGTCTTTGTAAAGACCTCTCGCAATCTCATTGCCTTTGAACGGCTTAACGATCATCTCATCCTTTGAGATATATTTAACCTCGTTAGAATAAATCCCGCTTTCGGTTGCATCGTTCCAACCTTTTACGGTGTGGAGTTCGTCGAGAACTAAAAACTTAAACGGAAGCTCAATGCTCACGTTTGTTTTGTTCTCTTTGTCGTAGTAAGCAAACGTTTTCTCGTTTGATTTCCACTCGAAAAACTTTGTTGCTGGGTTTGTTGTTGGCTGCGAGAATGCAGCGCGTCTGTTTGAAGTACTCATAATATTATTGTTTTTTGTGGCACGAAATGAAGCAGCTCGAGCCTTGCTGCGGTTATTATGATAATGCTAAATTACTGATTTATATTTATCTGACAAAATTTTTTTATATAAATCGTTAACTCGTTCCGAATTTACCCCCCTGTTGTAGTAAAATCGCATTACTCTTTTAATCCTGGTTAAAGGTGTGATATTAGCCATCCTATTGCGGTTATAATTATTAAAAATGCAGCCGCCTCAATCGCAGCTCGCGTCACAAAGATCAACTCTTTTTTGTTTTGTGGTTTCATAATTGTCGATTAAATTAATAATTTGTTGCATTAGTTCCTCGTCGTTTATTGGATTTACTCTTTTAAGCATCATAAAATACGGCGAGTACTGATTGATTAACTGAAGTCTTAACTCCTCAAGGTCGGGCCTTCTAAACCTCACATCGCTATCGTATAGTCGAACGTTATACAATACCGTTGCGTGATCGTATGGCCTATATTCTCGAATTATGTCCCGAATGTCAACGACTTTGTACTTTAAATCTATTCTTAAAATGTAGCAAAATAACGCTCGTACATCAACGACTGGCAGCGTGCGACCATTCTCGAACACGTCAATAGTTGTGGCGTGTTCGATGTTGGCTGCTATCTCCTTGGCCCTACGAAAGCACATACAAATCGATATAACGGTATGAATTTGTAAACCCTCCCCAGTCAACCACGACTGGCAGCTCTTGCGTTCTGCGTTTGTCCTTTGACTCGTTACCTATTTCGACAACTGTTCCATACTTGTCGCGTGGGTTGTGTCGGTCTTCCAACGATGCGAAAATACTTGTCTCGCGCAATCTTACTTTTTGTCCTACTTCCATGATTTTATTTTTTAAATGTTTCGTTATAATATTCGTTTGCTTCTGCTTTAGATGTTAAACTTATTGAACCTTGAATATAAGCCTCAGTAATCTGTTGCTTCTCCATTTCTTTGGCTTGGTCAAATAAATTTATTCTATTACATTCACTCATATATTTGTGTAAAAAATCAAGTTGCGAATCAAGCCATTCAACTGCTGTTTGTCTCATAACCTAAAATTTTAATGTAATTGATGATTTGCGTGGCGTAACTGATACCTGTGGCACCTCGTTACCATACGCGTCGAAAATTGTTTGGGTTTGTTTTAAAGCCAATTTAAGCAGTTCCTCTCGCTCTTTAAGGTCGGCCTTAAGATTTTGATAAATCGGATCGTCTCCAAAGTTTATCGTTTCGCCGCCGTTTACTGGAGTGAACTCAACGCCGTAGCAAGTCATTTTCTCCTCGGGTAGGTGCTTACGCATTTCCGCATCGGCTGAATTAACGACCTCTTTAAGTCGGCAAATGTTCGCCATAAACATGTGCTTGTCAACGTTGCCCTCTTCGAGTACGTTGTCGACCATTCGCTTGCCTGTAAGGATTGCGTCTTTTTTTGTAAACGATGGCTCGTACATCGTGATTAGTTCCTCTGAATTTTCTAAGAATAGTTTTGCGTTTGCTCCCATTTTTAATTAAGTTTTAAGTATGCGTTAGTCATTTTTTTGTGATCGGAATAATAAACCGATTTCACGGTTTTTTTCATCCACTTGTCGAACTTTTTAGCCTCTTTGAGGTTTATTTTTTTCTCATCCATTTTATTAGTATTTTATCTATTGATTGTTTTACCTCATTTTCTGAGTCGATTGGTATTAATTTGTGAAGGATTTTTGTTTGCGTGCCTTCTACAAATTTAGTTTTACGGCCTGCGCCTCGTTCGTTTCTCATTGTCTTGGTCTAAATGGTAACTCCTCAACGCGCCACACGCGCTTACAAACTATTGAGGATTGATTAAAAATAAGTATTGCCTCGGCTATGCTGCTGGCTTCAATGTCGATGTCGTAATCAAAGCACTCATCGTACTGCTCGGTATAATAATATAGTCTATAAATTCTCATACATTCGGGCCAATCTTAGGCCGATATTAAAGTTAGCAATCATTCGTTGTTTGTTCCAGTCTTGCACATCCCAACCAAATAAACGCTCGTTGCGTTCGATTCGATTTTTGTGGTCATTAAAGCGTCGGTCGCTTTCTTTAAACGCCTCAAGTATTTTAATTGCGCGCTCGTGTTTTTTGATTTCAAGTTCTAAATTTTCCATTATGATCTAAAGATTAGTTGACCGATAAAGTAAGCGGCCATGATTAAACAAAAAATGTACTGCGGTTTGCGATGTTGTAAAAAGTATTTCATAGTTGTTTGATTTTGTTGGAGCAAATCTATAACAATAAATTAATTAAACAACAAAAAATTAAAAAAAGTTTATTTTTAATGCTTATTTATACAAATTCTAAATAAATCGGGAGATAAAAAAGCGGCGGTAAATGTAGAGAATTGCCGCAATAATAAGGATCAACCAAATCCAACCAAACGACTCTTTGCGCTCAACGTGTTTTTCGCTTGCTTTGGTTGATTGTGTGGCAGTTTTTTGAGTTTTGCGTGTATTGTGTACGCTTTGAGATTTTAACGCCTTAAATCGGCTTATTTGCGTTCGTTTCTTAATACGGCCGTTCTTGATTGTGGTCTTTTTGCCTTGCGAGTCTATAATAACAATCGGTTTGAGCGTGTCCACTGGCGTAATCTCAAACTCATCGGTGCAAATTGTGCTACTTGAATCCGTAAAAGTTAAAACTTTTGTGGAATCAATTACCGATATTTCGCTTTTTTTCTCGGTCTCGGTTGTGCTTTTGTTTACTTTACGCGCACCGCAGCCTACAAATAACAATATAATAAGTATATAAGTAACTTTATTTTCCATTATAACTATATTATCTGATTTTATTTTCCACTATTCGCAAGTTGTTGACCTCATAATCGCCGTTTTTCTCAACGCGAATGTGTGCGAATCCGTTGTTCCAATTGTTGTATGGCATATATTCGGGAGATAAACCACAAAGCGCACCGACTGACCACGTTGTTGTAACGTCTCCGCTAAGATTAACCTCCGTGTGTTCGCTCGTTCTATGGTGGTGGCCAATAATGCAAGACTCTTTGGCTTTCATATAAAGGCCACGCGCTGGGTTTACAGGTGGAGCAAAGCCGCTAAAAAATTCGTGTCCGTGCAATAGTGGCAATTTACCCGCCTTTGCTATTTGTTTACTCTTTACCTCTTGCACACCGAACTCGCCAAAGCGCAAAATCGTAGCCAATTCAAAGTCGGGAATGCCCAAAAGTTCGGGAGCTTGCATTTTAAGGAAGTTTTGCCAGCGATCCTCATGGTTGCCAATCTTAAAATATATCGGGCATTGGAAGTGGTCTTGCAAATTCTTTAAAAAGTTTCGCGTCATCTCAAGCTCGTCTGCCATATTTCGCAAGCGGCGATCCTTAATAAATCGAGATAGCATATACATATCGATTGTGTCCCCATTTAAGTAAACGCAGTCAACATTCTCAGCCTTGCCGTAGTCGATAGCGAGTCTAAGCGCGTCGTTGTTTTGGTAAGGGAAGTGAATATCCGTTAAAAATAGGATGTTTTTGTTTGGAACGATGACCGTGCCTTGCTTCTCGTAGTCGCTTTCGGGCAATTCAAATGCGTTTGTTTTCATAAACTCTTTTTTTTCTTTTTCAGTCCGTTCTCCGATTGCGTTTTTCTCTTGTCGGTCTGAGCGTTCGTTGCGATGTGTTCGCACTATTCCGCGCGCATTGTCAACGCTTGTAAAATCAATCGGGTAGTCTTGATGCAATAGTCTTGAGATTGCCATCGTTGATGACTTTGGAAACTTTGCGATATACTCGCGAGCAATTTCGCCCTTGTATGTTATTTTACTCTCCAAAATATATGTCGGCTTCGGCTTTGCGTCGAATTGTGAGACCTTTTAAAACGTTTCCGCCTGCTTTGTTCCATTTTAGGAACTCGGCCCGAATTGACGGATCAAAGTGATTAAAGTTGACCTTACGCAATAGTGTGGATTTTTCAAAGTTTGCAGGGCCTATGTTGTACGTTAGTGAAACCAAAGCGTTGAATTGTCCTTGATCAAGCGGCGCGGTAACTAATTTACTCACTCTTGCCGCAAATTTGTCCGCAATTACTTTAAACATCTCAAACGCTTCCAATTCCGTGATTGGCTTATCCAATAGCGTTACCTTTTTGCCGTTTGTGTAGTAAGTGTTGCCGTAGCCAATCGTAGGCACTTTCGCGCTGCACAAATACGGCTTAGAGCTAAACCCCTCGAATTTACAAATCAGTCGATAACCCGCGTTATTTAGTTTCATTTTGCAAATGCTTTGAATAGTAACGTTACGAGCGCAGCGGTAAACGCTACGGCAATGACTTTGGCTTGTTTGATGTAAACCTTAAGCTCGGCATCGTTTTCCTCTAAATCAATCACTCTTGTATCAATGTCGGATATTTTCCAAACAAGGCCACGAAATCCGTTGAGGTCGTTTCCCAGTAATGCTTGTTTAATCTCTTTTATGTCGTTTGAGCGGTTTTCGCTATCGAGTTTCAATTGCTTAAGGTGTTGCTCAATGCGATCCAGTCGCTCGCTTTCTATATTGCTCATGAGTTAAATTTGTTTGGCTGCGAAAGGTATAACTTAATCCCTCCCAAAGTAATAACTAAAATTTTTAGGATTGTTCCAAAATAATCGGGTAAACCTAACTGGCTAATTAAATCAACGAGCAAGTGAGTCGTTTGGTCTAAGATACCCAAAACGATTAAAATAATCGGCAGTAAATGCTCCTTAATTTGTTTCATCGTCTTGCAATTTAGCCGCTAATTTGTCAAGTATTTGCGACAAAGCAACAACGTCAGCCATTTGATAAACTCCCGCTTTTACTGCAATTTCAATTGCTTGTTTAATTACGTTTAATTCTTCCATTTTTAGTATGTTAAAATTATAATTCCTTTGTCTTTTGCTACGCAAGTTTCAATCCACGTGTTATCCTCGCCCCACGCTGCAAATTCGTCATCGGTAAGCGTGTAATTCCAATTCGCACACATTACACCCTCATCGGTCAATAGTTCGTTGTAAGTTGTGCAAGTGTTCGCAGTCGTTTCAAAGTTAAGTATTAAAACTTTTAGTTGTGTTGCTTCGCCTGTAAAGGGGAAATCAATCGGTTGAATTTGTGCCATTTTTATTTATATTGATGTTATTGTTTCCCAAGCTGAGGCCGTTCTTACGCATAATTTATTCAAAGTCGTATCGTAAACAATTAAGCCCGCAGCGGGCGTAGCTATTGCGTTTTTTTCAGTGGTTGTCATTCTCGGTGGTAGGAATCCTCTTGTAGTTGAGTCAACTTGTAATTGCGCTGAACTATTAAAAGTATTTGATATATTTGAGCATATAAATCTTGAAGTTCTTAAATTAACTGTATCTGAATTTGCACCATTTACAAATCTAAATTCAGTATTTGTATTGTCCCATAATATATTTGAAAATGTAGCCACACCGGGATTTACAAAAGCGACTCGTAATGTATGCGGTATTTCTAAAGAATTAGTTGCTGAAGCTCCAATATAAAATTTAGTTGTTCCGTTTATCCTAAAATCTGCCGCTCCATCAACTGCTATTGCAATTCCTAAATGCAAGGTTGAGCTTCTTCTAATAAATGTTGTTGCAGTTCCTGTTGTAATGTCTGCCCCACCTGTTGAAACAGTTAATGCCCCCTGTACCCTCGCCGTGCCGTTTACGTCTAATCTAAAGCCTGCGTCGGTTGTGGTGCCAATTAGTACGTTGCCTGCTGCACTAATATAAAGCCTTTGTGTACCTGCACTTATTGGGTTTCCATTGATAGCATTGGATTGAGAAATTGAAAAATCTCCGTAAGCAATAACATTTGAACTAACAGCCCAATTTCTATTATTTACATTTGAAATTTGATTATAAAAACCAATTGTTGTATTAGGTATTGCAGAATTAATAGTTAATGAGTGTGCAGGCGTTGCCGTTCCTATACCTAAACGATTATTTGTGTCATCCCAAAATAGGTTGCTATTGTCTTGCGCTATTGTAGTTCCGTTTGAAAATAATACGCTGCCGCTTGTTAGTGCGGGAAGTGTAAATTTATTATTAAATGTATTCCAATTTGTTGAACTTAAAAAGCCATCGGTTGACGTACTCGCTTGCGTTATAGATAGCGTTCGATTTGCAGTTAAATCGCCTCCTCCGCTTAATGGTGCAGTTGTGCTAATTGTGCGAGCATTTGTTACAGGTGTATAACCTAACGCACTTGCAATCGTTTCGTTTTTCCAAAGTGAATCCGCTGAGTCATAAAATAACCCCTCGTTATTTGCAGGCGATGTAATATAAACGTTGTGAAGCTCATCAAGTTCCCAACCATTCATTATTTTAACGTAAATTTTTCCGTGTATAGCGTGAGCATATTCCACATACCCCATTACAACGATGTGACCTGTTGCGCCTGTTGGCTTAATGTTAGTCAATTTACCCGCAGTTGTAGGCGATAAATATAGTACATCACCATCCGCCCACGTTTCGCCCTGCAAAGAGCCTGTTGTGTTAATCTCCTCTAATTGGCCAACGGTTAAAATAAAACCCTCTTGATTTGTCGCTATCGTTTCGCAAACAATTCCGATTGTATCGGCTGAGTTGTTATCGTTATTCGCTTGAGCGTATGCAACGGCTAAGCGTTGACCTTGCGCCCCGCTTATTCTAACGGCTTGATACGCTGCCTTTGTGAGTGTTGCGTTTGGCGTTACTTTGTTAACCACTCGAGCAACTAAATCAACCCCATTTTTAAGTACTACGCTGCCGCCTTTTAAAGTTGTTTCGGTGCTTCCGATTGTATCGTTCCATCGTGTAGTTGCAACCGCTGCCGTACCTGTTGGTGTTGTGTCAAGTGTAACTTGCCCCGCTTTTAATTCATACTCGCCCAAGTCAACGTTTGCCGTTGCGCCTGTATAAGGTACAAAGCCTGTTACTGGAGGGATATCGGCAGCCGTTATAAATGGGTTAACGCCATCGCTTCCGTCGTTTGTCAAATCACTCGTTGCGGTTGGAATTGTCGGCTTGTTTAAAATCTCAGCCACGCCAGTAGTCGCATCCCAATCCGAATTGACTTGAGCCGCAGGGATTGTAGGCTTGTTTTTTATGTAGTCGGGAGCTTGGTTGTCCGTTTGTGTCCAATCCGATTGCACTTGCTCGCCAATAATTCGGTTGATATTTACAACGTAGTTATTGGGATTGGCTACGATGTCAACCACATCGACCGCAGCTTGCACGTTAATGTCGATTGTCTCAACTATAACGGCTGCATTTACGACGATGTCGTTAATCGTGTCTTGTACTATTATATTTACATTGTCAGCCATGCTTATCGTGTGATGTCGTCGGTTATTGTAAAGAGTCCACTAATCCAAGTGTCAACCTCGCCACTCGCTTGAGTGATTTGAATATCATATTTGTAGGTGCAAGCCTGTATGTCGATTATTTGCTCATCAATACAAAACTCGCCATTGACTGCGTCAAAAATAGTGATCGGCACCTCAAGTGCAACGACACCGCCCGCCTCTTTTCTGAGTTGCATTTTAACATCGCCACCAGTTAGGTTGAGAGGTGCCTCGTTAACGTTTATTTGGAAGTCCGTTTGTTTGAACGTGTCCCCTCTTTTGGTCGTGAAATTTAATGTCGATGCCATTTTTTAAAAATAGTTTTAATTTTTTGATGTTTTCCTCAGTTCGTTTGTCTACTTTTCTCATATTTTAGTAAGGTCGATCAAGCCACCATTTGCCACAAATCAAACGCGAACGCAAAGGGTTGACGATATTATTGGAATTGCTAACGTATTCGGGTAAGTGAAATTTATTAAGCCAGCGCAACATGCGGTCTTGATACATTTCGCTTTTCAATCGCATATTATTTACCAAATAATCAACCTCAGTTTTATCAATCGCCACCGAGTTGTCGGGTTGCGACTTAAATATACCGTTGTTGTTTACTTTATAGGCTCCGATTAGGAGGTATTCTACCGCGCTCGCAGCGATTAAAAAAGGTTTGATATAATCTTCGTACAAAGTTAGGTAATCGTCGACCAAATCGTCGTTGTCGAAGTCCTCGCAAATTTTATTGTATAATGTCTCCCCTAAAATCTCCTCCAATCGGGTGCGCTGAGCGTCTGCGATGCAAGGAATGTAAAGGTCAATGTCAATATTGCCCCCGAGTAGAGTGTTTTTTGTAAGTTCGTTTTCTTTTAAAAGTATAATAGTTGCCATTTATTGACGATAGTTTGGAGTTAATGACCAAAAATTGTTTGACTCTGAGGCGGTTTGCGCAACCTCTGGCTCATTCTCTTGCCATCTCGCCATTGGTCGGTCGGCTGGATCAAGTTCTAAAATCATTTTTCGTGCCTCGTTTACGCTTATTTGTTTGTTATTTCGACGCAAATATATTTTTCTCATCCAAAAATGGTTGCAATTTACGCCACCTTTATAGAGCCAAATGCTATAATCGTCTGCACCTCTTGGCCCAAATCCTTTATTTACTCCTTTTGAGCCTGCAAGAGTGATGTCTTCTTTGCGATAGGTACGCCCTGCGCTTACCATTTTTTGGCAAAAGTCACGTTCTGCGCCTAAACTTCCCTCGTAAGTGTAGCGAATTTTAAACAACATCGTGTCTTGTTCGCTCGTTACGTTTGGAAAACTTGCAAATGACTTGGCTAAATTCAAAGTAATTTCGTTAATCTCTAAATCGCCACGAACTGGTATAGCGTCAACCTCAACCCACTCATTCTCGTCTACAATTTCGCCCATTTCAATAAGCGCGTCAGCAACTTCCGACAATCCGTTGTCGTCTTTTGAACAACAAACGTGTTGACTTAATTGCGTAACCGCTGCGGCTTGTTGCGAAAATAAGGCTTGCGCCACTTGAGCGGGAATGTTTAAGAATTGAACTAAGAAAACAATCGCTTGCTCTGTTGTTAAAATACCCTCTTTTACTTTTGCGAAAATATCAATCGCTGACGCGATTTGCGCACCGTTATAAGATACCGCCGCGTCGCTTGTTGCTTTGTCAAGTCCGCCATCAGTTATGGCAACCACATCCTCAGCTCTTAACGATTCAAATTGTAAGTCCAAAGTAATGCCGTTAACGGCAAAAATCTCCATCAATCCGTCGAGTATAATCTCTTGTTTTGGTCGAATTACATTTATCATTAACTCCTCAAATCCTACTTTAATTTCCTCAGCGTTTGAGCTAAATCCGCTCGACTCTTTTACACCTACAAGCATTGGCGATGTAAGTTTGTGAGCCGTGCAAAGTTGTTGTCTTGCCTCAGTACTTAAATAGGCATATTGCTGGTGTGCGTCGCTAACTTCCAAAGCGGAGATTGTAATCTCGGAGTCTTTGTTATCGTTCCAATTTAAAAAGAATGCGCCAGCGTTTTGTGATCCTGTTAAATGGTTACGGATTTGGCGTGTATTCTCTTGTATTGTTTCAATCGACTCTTGCACGCCTGCATTCATATTAATAATATGGCCAAAGCTCAACCCTTTTTGAATGTGGTTGATTGAGTAGTTGGAAATTTCCTCCTCCATTTTCGCCCAACTAATACCCGACACATACGAAGGATTTGAATAGTAGAACTGCCCTACTTGGTAATCGCGAATGATGTAAATTTCTGAGCGTTCGCCCATTCCTTCGCCAAATCCAAACGCGTCCATACGCTCGGGTTTATATTTGTTTACGTTTGCAAAATCATACGAGTAGTAATACCCTGTAATATCCCCCTCCTCGTTTGCAACTTCGGGAGCAATGCGTTGTTTGGCTACGTGAAAACATCTTTGGATTTTTCCGTTCACATATTTGACCTCAATTGAAGCCTCGCCAAACATCTCGAAATCCTTGCATATTTTACGCAAATCTTTTTTAGAAACGAGCGAAATAATCGCCGCCCATTCGCTTGGCTTGCGTGCCTTATCTTTTGAGGTCAATCCTTTACCATAAATGAACTGCGAATAACTATCAATGATAGCCGAGTTTGTTGGTGATCCGTTATAGGCGTCAATAATGACTTGATAAAACGAGTTTTTGTCTCCATTTAATACCCACTTTTTACCACTCACCTCTTTAATTTCTGGGCGTATGTAATTCGATAGGTTTATAATTTGTAATTTTTCCATAAAATTATACTTTTAGAACTCCGTTATTGAGTTCAAAATTCTCTAAGTCAGTCTGAGCCGTTGCGTAAGCCTTGCCTCTATAAATTAAATTTTCATCCTCGTTGATTGTAACTTCAAACGATTGGCCCTCCTTCATAATCGGCTCATCAAATACCAATACTAAAACATTGTTTTGGTAATATACGCCAGTAACGGCGATTTCGTGAGTGATGTCTCGCGTTTCATCACGCAATAAAAACGTGATTTCGCCACTATTGTAGCCTCTCGGAATGCAACGAAACTGATAAGGCGCGGTTAAATTGAATATCCACATACTATAATAACTGAAAAAAGTTGTTTTGTAACAAAAAACGCCCCTTAAAGGAGCGTTTAATGACAAAACTATGAAAAGAATTAAGAAACAACTTGGTCAGAAACGAAAGTCATCAACGCCTCTTTTGCGGCAGTATTCAAAAATGGAGATAAGTTTGACTCCTCAGCAGCGATGGTCAAAGTGTAACCGCTTAAATCACCACCTGCTCCTCCGCTTACTTTTGTGCAGTTTGACATTGTGCCATTAGTAGCACCAATTAACATTATATTTCCGTTATAGTCTTCAACGAAAACTTGAGGGCGTCCAGCGCAAATCAATTGGATTTGAGCTTGCAAGTCAGCACCTAATTTCGGAAGCGTAACGGCCAAAGATTGAGCGTTTAAAAATGTTCCGTTGTCCTCTGAACTTGTACCAGTTTCGGTCAAGGCATTTGTTGTAGCCTTTACCTCGTATTTGAAAACCTCAGTAAGGTCTCCAAGGTCGGTCAATGTTTGAGCAGCAATAACATAACCGTAGTCCTCATAATTTGCAAAATACAAATTTTTGATTCCGCCGCGTTGGTCTTTGCAACCCAATAATTTACCCTTTGTTATTAAACAGGCCATCTATTTTTTAGGTATTTAAAACCGCCCGAGTTAACGAGCGGTCTTTATTAGTAATTAGTCTAAAGTCAAGTAAACAATCTCCTCAGCGTTGTAGTATCCAACACCAACGTTGTAAACTACTTTACCGCGAACTTTACCAGTCAATAGACCGATTTCGTCTTCGTCTACCATAGCCACTTGGTTGTGGTCAGCAGTCAAACCAGTTGCGAAAACTAAGTTTTTGCGCTCGTAAATAACTACGGTGTTTGCAGGCAATCCGTTCAATACGGTCAAAGTGTGACGACCAAAAGTTAAAGGGAAGTCAGTGTTACCATTTCCGTAAACAACTCCTTGAGTTGACAAATAGAAAGCGTAGTATTGAGCAACGTCTGGAGAAACTGCTACGATTAACTCTTTATTTCTCAAAGCGATTGGCACGGCAGCTAAAGCAGGTTTCAAGTATTTAGCCAAAACGTTTGACTCACTTACGGCAGCGTCAGCAGTTGGTTTGTTTACATCTCCATCAGCAGCGAACAAAGTTAAGAAACCGTCAAAGTTTGTGTCTGATTGCCAAATGTCAGTCTCCAATTTCTCACCGATAGCACCCAAAACCTCAGCTTGAATAGCGTCCATGATGTCAGAAGGAGCAGTACCATTTGCAGCACCTGCGCCCATAATTCCATCAGACCAAGTAGCACGGAAATCCTCTTTACAAACGTCAAAATCATTTTTGAATTTGAAAGGCTCGATTAAGTTTTCGTTTAATACAATTGTTCCTGCAGGAGCAAATCCGCAAGTGTAAGCGGTTGTTCCGTCAGTGTATGCGATTTTACGCAAAGACAATTTGTAATTTACATTTTCAGCGATAGTTACCGCATTTTTTTCGATAGTGTCAATCGTTTTGAACGCTTGACCAATAATTACGCCCGCATCGCGGCCAGCATAATTTGAACTTACTGTAGTTGTAGTAGGCATTAGTTTAAGTTTTTAAGATTATTTTGAATTTTTTGTGTTCTTGTCAATTTGACATTTGAGTTTGAAACCTCTTTTACTTCGGGTTTCGCTTTTGTTGAAGCCTTAACCTCAACTTGAGAAGTTTTTACCTCAGCGATTTGTGAGCTTAACTCAGTTCTAACCGCTTCGATTTGTTTGGCTACTTCAACGCTCATTGATGTAACGATTGATTTTACTAACTCAGCGAATTGATCCTCTTTGGACATTTCAACGTCAGCCTCAACAGTCACTTCAACTTCGGCCTCAGCCTCCATCTCTTTAATTTCGGCGATCATACCTTCTTCGGTAATTACCAAAATTCTACCGTCTTCAAGTTCGTGTTCTCCAATTGGCGCAGGAACTTTGTCTCCGTTTTCAGCCACAATAAAAACAGGTTGCCCCGCTTCAAATGATTCAGCCTCCAAAACGGTAACACCATCTTTGAGCATCATGGTCGACATAGTCACTTCCACTTGCTCAGTCTCGCTTGATAACTTTACCGAAGCGAAACCGTCTTTTATCGCGTTAACGATTTCATTTAAATTCATACTATATTCACTTTTTAAATTTACTTTCTCCATGTCAAAAACCCCATCAATTGAGAAGCCTTTGACTTTGCCTGTTTTAACGTAGTTGTTCCAAATGTCCTCGTTGTTTACTTTCATAGCTGCAAACCACGTTCCAACTGGCTCGTTAAATCCGTAC